ACCCCATCCGGGGCGGGGGGGACCCACCTGCGCAATGCAAGGGGGCCCCCTCCCGTCCAGGGCGAGTTCCCTACTCGTCCGTCAACACTCCCATTTGACCCGTCCTCTCGAGGTACTCAATCCACTGCTTCGGCCCAAGCTCAGCAACCCACTCCGCCGCTGGTGTCAGGACGTTCGTGAGGAGGGGGCCGCCCAGCTGCGGTGCGTGACCTAGCTTCGCCACTGAGCCCTCGGCACCAGTGCGGGGTGTATGGAGGGAGAGCAATGCACGCCGGTCGACCCGTGACGTTGACAGCGCCTCGAGCACCCTGGAGAGACTGTCGTCGCTGGCGTCCCCGTAGAACGACTTGGCGGCGTCAGTCAGCACTGAGCGGACGGCTGGCGTAAGCCCGACCGTGGACAGGTCCACGTCAACCATCGAGTCAACGCTATCCATGATCTCGAAGGCGATGGGGTCGGTACCCATGTGGTCCATCATGAGCGCGCGCACGTAGAGCTTGTCAATAGCCGGGTCATGGCGAGGGCGACCTGCGAGCTTCTGGTAAATTGAGGTATGGGGCCGCGTGACGATAAGACCATAGGGTGTCTGGACAGCAGCACGCGAGCAGAAGCGCGCGTCCCCAACCCACGGGCTGACCTTTGTCTCCTCGATCTTCAGCTTCATCCCGAACCTGGACAGGAACTCGGCGTGGGCGTCAGCATCATAGGTGAGACCGAGGCTCAAGAACAACTCCTCGCTGATCAGCTGGTTGTCGCCGTAGCTCACCAGCGTACCCCCCGCGCAACGCGCCAACTGCTGCGCAACAGCCTCCTCGTCCATTGCCAGTGTGGTCATGGCCCGGTCGGCAATGTGGCCGAGCACCAGTAGGTCGTTCCCGATGGTGTTGATGAGTGAGGTGTAGTAGGAGCCGCTGGGCATACACCCGGAGAGCCACACTAGGTAGCCTGACGGATGCTCAACGAGCTTCTCCATGAGCTGCCGGCGTGCGACGCGCACCATGAGAGCACGGGTGGCGCGGGCGTGATCGGTGAGCTGGCTGGTGTCGACGGCGGACTCGAGGAGGTCGAAGGCGTAGCCCATAAGGGCCTCGCACATGTTGGCATCCCACTTCTCGATGTCGGACATGGAGAACGCCCCCGCCCTGTTGAACACACCGCCGCCCGCAGCCCTCTCTAGCAGATCCAGGAAGACCGTCGCGCGGCCACGCCCCGGTCCAAAGCCGGGACCGTGAGTCGGGTCGAACTCCTGAAGCTTCTTGCTGAGGTCACCATGGAGAAACACGGCGAGAGCATAGTTGATCGGCGAGACGTTGAATATGAGGCGCGGGACCGGAGCAACACGCTCACCGCCACGCATCTTGKCCGCCTTGGGCTCCTTCTTGCCGAACGTCAGCACGGGCTGGGTCGTGGTCTCTATCCACGTGGGCACCCTGCCGGTCTTTAGGGTAGCGTTGGCGGCAGAGGAGTACCTTGCGAGTGACGCGGCCATGGTGTCGACAAGGCGGTCGTCGAGCCGGTCAGCGGCCCCCAACAGGCGGTACTCACCGGGAGATCCGTTGTTGAGTAGTGGGCGGAGGTTAGCCGGGTCGATGTCGGAGAGGCCACGCGCCGCGGGCGGGGAGAACTTGTCAGCCCAAAGGCGCGAGAGCGCGGTGGTCGCCACGCGCATGGCACGGTCCGTTCGGTCGTCCACAGCAGTAACACGCTCATGCACGTACTCGAGGAACCGCGGGTGCAGCGTGTCGGGGTCGTGGGTGGTGAAGTCGCCCAGGTTGATCGCCTCGTTAGCATGCTGCAGGTACCTGCGGTGGGGAGGTACGTAGCGCGCTGCCTTGTGGGCCGCAGCGGCGGCCAGCGACCTGAGTGGGCGCTCCTGCTCGGGTGGGCCACCCCCAAAGGAGAAGGGGTCGGGGAGCTGGTAGTGGCTGATGGAAATCGTGGGGTTCTTCAGCATGGCAGCCTTCTTCACCGCCTCGGCGAGGCGCGATGAGTCGCGAACGAAAGCCCGCTTTGCCATGTCGGACTCGTTGCGCGTCCCGTCGTACTCGCGGAGTGCGGCGATGAGGCCCCCGTCGGCCAACGGTTTTACCCGAAAGGCGCGCGCGCGTGCATGCGCGGCGCTGATCGTTGGCTCGGTACCGGTGCAGTTGCCGGCGACGGGCACCTCGGCGACGCGGTCGTCATCAAGCTGGAAGGCGATGACTCTGTCGGAGAGGCGAGTGCCGCCACGTAGGCCCCTGCCAAGTGACCAGGACACCATCTCACCGATGGTGTCCGTGACCGCCTGGGGGGTGGCACTAGTACGCGGAGCGAAGTTGACTTGGAGGGGGTCGAAGTCGGTCATGCTTAGATAACCTCGCGACGTAGGGAACAAGCGAATAACTAAAGTTTTAATCG